CAGCATCAGCAGCTAACGCAATATCAGACTATTTTTCAGGCAAACCTTCGGCTCCTGCACAAGTACAATCAGTCACTCAGCAGGCTCCTGTACAGGGATTTGAAGACGCTAAATCTAGGTTTAGCACTGGTGTATCAAGACCAGACGTAAATTTGAACGTGACACCAAGTAAAGGTTTGCAAGGATTTTTTGATAATCCCACCCCAGACAATCCAGTCCCCGGTGTTAAAGTAGAACCATTAGCAAAAGGTATGAGTAGGTTAAGTTTTCCAGACGGCAGAACAACAACGATGAATGCTGACGGAACAATAAACTCGTTTGGATTGTAACAATGGACGTACTTGATTTTTTGAAAAAGTACCAAAAGCTCTTGAATACTAGGATAGAAGAGCTTAGTGTGTCGGTGACTAGCGGCAGTGCCCGTAGTTACGAAGACTATAAAGCAAGAGTTGGCGAAATACAGGGTGTTGCCTTTGCTCTTGATGAACTTAGATCCCTGCTACAAAAGGCTAACTATGACGAAGACTCTGATAGTACCTGACTACATCCTTGAGCAGCAACGTGCAAAAAAACAAGCCGAAGAAGCTGCAAAATCAAAATCAATAAAAGAACGAGTACCGCAGCCAACAGGTTGGCGCATTCTTGTTATGCCCTATATGGGTAAAGAAAAAACAGACGGCGGCGTGTACATACCAGATGCCGCTCGTGAAAAAGAATCCCGTGCGACAACCGTAGCTTATGTCGTAAAGGTTGGTCCGTTAGCCTATCAAGATCCTAACAAGTTCGGCGACGATTGTGAGCCGTGGTGTAAGGAAGGTGATTGGGTGTGTATAGGACGCTACGCTGGATCTCGCTTCAACATAGAAGGTGGCGAGGTTCGTATTATCAACGATGACGAAGTCATTGCAACCATCATCGACCCCGATGATATAAAGACATACGGAGTATAGTATGCCTGATGTAGCAGAGAAGCAACAAGAGTTAGAATTAGAAGAAATAGAAGTGGTCGAGGCTGAAGCTGAGCCTGAAGTAGATGAGCAAAAAGCAGAGGCCGAGTCACAAGAAGAGACAGAAGCCGAAGCGCCAAAGAATGATAACGAAGATGAGTTAGCTCAATATTCGGAGTCAGTGCAACGTCGTATTAGAACTCTTACAGGTAAGTATCGTGAAGAAGAGCGACAGCGTCAGGCAGCGGTAGAATATGCAGAAGCCGTTAAAAAACAAAACGAAGAATTAAAAAACAAACTCGATAATCTAGGTAAGTCTTATCAAGGTGAGTTTGGTAGTCGTGTCGAGTCGCAGATTGAATCCGCCAAGCAGGCGTATCAAAAAGCTTACGACGATGGCGATGCCGAAGCCATGTTTGAGGCACAGAAAAATTTAAGCAGGTTAGCTCTTGATCAAGCAAAGCTGGAAGAGTCAAAGTCGGTACAAGAGACAAAAGAGGCTGCTCCAGCACAAGCACAAGCACCCGCTCCACAACCACAACCGCAGCAACAAGCTGCACCGGACCCCAAAGCAGAGGCTTGGGCGACTAAAAATGAGTGGTTTGGATCAGATCAACCAATGACATATGCTGCTTTTGGCTTACATAGGCAGTTAATTGAGGATGAAGGATTTGACCCATCGTCCGATGAGTACTATAATGAGCTTGATCGTAGAATACGAGCCGAGTTTCCTCACAAGTTTAAGGAAAAGGTTCGTGATACAGGACCCAGAGTCGCTTCTGCTGAGTCCACGGCTTCTAAGTCGTCATCACCAAAGAAGCGCAGAACAGTCAAATTGACTCCGTCGCAAATTGCAATTGCGAAACGTCTGAATGTTCCGCTTGAAGAATATGCAAAGTATGTAAAGGACTAAATTATGACTGATAGAACTACACGCGAATCAAAATCACGCGCAAAAACTACACGGCGCAAGCCGTGGACACCACCATCAAAGTTGGCAGCACCCGAAGCTCCAGCAGGTTACCAGCATCGTTGGATCCGCACATCAATTCGTGGAGAAGATGATCGCACAAACGTAGCAGCAAAACTTCGGGAAGGTTGGGAGCCAGTACGGGCTGACGAATACCCGGATCTGGAAGATCAATTTCCAACTATCGATGAGGGTAAATACAGTGGAGTCATTGGTGTAGGCGGTTTAATGCTTGCACGGATTCCAGAGGAAACGGTTGAAGAGAGAACTGAATATTACCGGGAGCAGACCCGCAATCAAATGAAGGCCGTTGACGATAACCTGATGAGGGAACAACACCCCTCAATGCCTATCCATAATGATAGGCAAAGTCGTGTATCATTTGGGGGCAAAGACTAGCCCTCGTAACTTGGTAAGGAGTATGAAATGGCAAATGTTAATGTTGCCTTCGGCCTCAAGCCGATCAATACTGCGGGTAGCACACCAGCTACTCAAGGTACTAATACATACTTCATTGGCAGCAGCGCAAGCGCGATTTTTCAGGGATCAATGGTAAAGGCTGATAACGGTGGTAGCATCGTTATTTGTTCTGCTACCGGAGATACTGAGGCTCCCGTTGGTGTTTTTGCTGGCTGTGAATATGTATCTTCCTCTACAGGCAAGAAAGTGTTTTCAAATTTTTGGCCCGGTTCAGGTGCAGACACAAACTTCGACATTGTCGGTTTTGTGTATGACAATCCGATGCAGCGGTTCATTATTTGTTCAGATGCTACGCTTACCAATGAGGCGACTGCTCGTGCCGCTATTTTTGAGAACTCTCAATTCAATAGTGGTGCAAGCGGCAGCACAACCACAGGTATTTCTAGCGCACAGCTTGATGTTGCGACTCTAGATTCATCTAATGCTTCTCTTCCTTTGAAGATTGTGGGCATTCTGGATGACGTGGAGAACGCAGATTACACTGCCGCTGGTATTCCTATGATTGTGATGCTTAACAATCACGCGCTGCTTCAGTCTGATTCTGAAGCTGCTATTTCATAAGGGAGTGTAGATAATGGCTATTTCTAGAGCACAACTCGCCAAAGAATTAGAGCCGGGTCTAAACGCTCTCTTTGGTATGGAATATGATCGCTATGAAGGTCAGCATTCTGAAATCTTTGACACCGAGACATCAGATCGGGCGTTTGAAGAAGAAGTTATGTTGTCAGGATTCGGCGCGGCTCCAGTAAAAGGTGAAGGTTCAGGTGTATCTTTCGACGATGCACAAGAAGCATACACTGCTCGTTACAACCACGAGACAGTGGCTATGGCCTTTTCAATCACTGAAGAAGCTGTCGAAGACAATCTTTATGATCGTCTAGCATCTCGCTATACTCGTGCACTCGCACGTTCTATGGCACACACAAAGCAGGTAAAAGCTGCATCAATCTTGAACAACGCATTCTCTGCTGGCGCATTTGCTGGTGGTGACGGTGTTGCTCTTTGTGATGCGTCACACCCGCTGACATCAGGTGGCACTTTCGCTAACGAGCCATCCACTGCTGCTGACTTGAACGAAACTTCTTTGGAAGACGCTCTGATCAGCATCGCTGGTTTCGTTGATGAGCGTGGCCTTATCATCGCGCTTCGCGGTGTGAAGCTGATCATTCCACGTCAACTGCAATTTATTGCAGAGCGTTTGCTTGTATCAAACCTACGGGTAGGTACAGCCGACAACGATGTGAATGCGCTCAAGTCAATGGGCATGTTACCTGAAGGTTATGTAGTCAACGACTATTTGACCGACACAGATGCATTCTTCATCAAGACCGATGCACCTAACGGACTCAAGCACTTTGAACGTGCTGCTCTTACAACTGCAATGGACCCAGATTTCGACACTGGTAACATGCGTTATAAGGCTCGTGAGCGTTACAGCTTCGGCTTCTCAGACCCACGTTGTATCTTCGGTTCACCCGGAGCCTAAGATTGGGCACAATAAAAATCAAAGGGCGGCTATTCAGTCGCCCTTTTTTTATGTATAATAACTTATCCCTGACAACCGCATAGGGCGGTTGACACTAGCCAAGACAGGAGATCTAAATGGCTAATACTACCTTTCAAGGTGTAGTCCGCTCGTATGGCGGCGGCATCAAGGGCACTCACACCCCTACCCCTGTAACACAAAGTGTGCAGATTTCTTTCGATCCAACTCAATCCTCTGCAACGAATGTTCGCGTTGGAACTTCTGCAACCTCTGGTCAAACATTGGTTTTACCCGCTGGTGCCATTCCAATTTCAATTATGACAATTGGCGGCGCAACTGGCGGAACAAACCCAACAGTTGATATTGGTACATCCGCTGACGATGATGGCTTGTTTAATGAAGTTGATGCAGACACTAAAGGCACAGTAAAAGGCGCTGATGGTGCATTAGCTGTAGCTGGTGGTCTTGCCGCTGACGCTACCGTAACAGGCAAAGTTGGTTCTTCCGCTGCTAGTGGTGGAACATTTACGGGCATCCTTACTTATGTGATGGCTAACAACAGCGTTCAGTAATAGGAGACCGACATGGCTGCTTCTATTACGGCGAAAACAGTTACGGCTACAGGAACACTACTGGGTGGTAGAGCTAGGCTAAAAGCTTTCTATGTAAAGACGGCTTCAAGCGGGTCACCTGCGGTGGTGTTTAAAAACGGCAGTGGTGGTGCTACTCAGTTGTCGATGGTGTTTCATACATCTGATGACAATCAAATCACCATCCCTGATCACGGCATGATCTTTGATGATGAGTGTCATGTGACGCTTACAAACATTGATTCGCTCACAGGGTTCTTTGGCTAATGGCTAGAAAGCCATCTAAAATGCCAAAGCGCAACAAAAAGAATTTCCGCTCCACTGAGTCTGGAGCGGGAATGACCAAGGCTGGCGTGGCGGCATATCGTCGTGCCAACCCCGGGTCAAAGCTCAAGACCGCTGTTACTGGTAAAGTAAAGAAGGGGTCAAAAGCTGCCAAGCGTCGTGCTTCATATTGTAGCCGTTCAAAAGGTCAGATGAAGATGCACAACATCAATTGTAGCAAAACACCTAAAAAGCGCATTTGCGCTGCACGGCGGAGATGGAAATGTTAAACATCAACAGTCTTATTGGTGGCGCAGCATTGGCTTTTTTGGGTTGGATAGCTCTGACTGTTGTCGAGCTAAAAACAGAGACAGCAGTTATTGCTGTTAAGGTAGAAGAAAACCACAAAATACTGTCTGTGTTGTGGGGAGATTTTATGGAGAAAAAGAATGACAATCTCGCGTGGGTCACTCGCAAACCAAATATCCAAACCACCGCAAAAACGCAAGTTCGCTAGGAAGAGACCGACCAACAACCCGAATATAGCTAGGGGGTGCGGAGTCGTTCAGAGTAACAAAAGAAAAGTAACAAAACGTCCAAGAAGGAAACAAAGGAATGCCTAAAGATGCATGCTATCACAAGGTTAAACGACGTTATAAAGTCTTCCCGTCGGCGTACGCAAGCGGCGCTATCGCAAAATGTAGAAAAGTCGGAGCCGCAAACTACGGCACAGGCGGAAAAAAGAAAAAAGCCAAAGGCGGAACATATAAATACAAAACAACGACAATATATTGACAGTGGCTGTATAAGGTTAAAGCCACGATAGGGAGAGAAAAATGGTTGTGGCAGAGGTGCTGACAGGGATCGCTTTGGTCCAGCAATCTGTCAAGTTCATAAAGGAGAATATAAATACAGCCAAGGATCTAGGTGCAATAGCGGGTCAGATAGACAATCTATTGACAGGTGAAAAGCAAGTACAGGAGCAACGTGCAAAAAAATCTGGAGTTAGTCTTGGGGATCAGTTTGGGATAAACACTGTTGCTCAAGAAGTAATAGACGCTAGACTAGCTCAAGAAAAAGTTCAGGAGATGCGTACACTTGTTGATTTACGATTTGGTCCGGGAACTTGGCAAAGTATTGTAGATGAAAGAGCAAGACGTATACAACAGGCAAAGGAAAAGGCTGCTGCTGAACGTCGTAAAAAGCTGCAAGAGGCAAAAGAATTTGAAGAAACTATGCAGCAAGTTGTTTTGATCGGCGCTGTTATATTAATGACTTTTGGTTTGTTTGTTTTATTATTTACGGTGGTTTTGTAAGTTTGGGAAAAGCATGGCGGTAAGGAAAACAAAAAGTGGGTTGGCGCTCAAGAGGTGGTTCAAAGAAGACTGGAAGGATCAACGCACGGGGAAGCCGTGTGGGCGTCGCAAGGGTGAAAAACGGGGTACTCCATATTGCCGCCCCTCCAAACGCATTAGTTCTAAAACTCCCAAAACAGGGAGTGAAATGACAGCCGCTGAAAAGCGTAGTAGAATAGCGCAGAAGAAACGTCTAGGTCAGCCAGCAGGTAAGCCAAGACGTGTCAAAGCAGTTAGAAGGAAGAAAAAGTAATGGCGAAAAAATTCCCAGATTTAAGTGGTGACGGTAAGGTTACACAAAAAGATATTTTAATAGGCAAAGGCGTAATAAAGGCAAGAAAGGGCAAGTCAGTAAACCTTGTTTGCCCACGCAAAGAAATGGGTGGCGCAATAGAAATGCCAAAAGCAAATTTTACCAGAAAGGCTTAGTATGCGTAAACTCATAGAGGAGTGGGTTTACAACGATTTGAGTGTAGTTGATCCAGACGTAGGATATGCGCCTTGTCCTTTTGCAAAAAAGGCACTGAAAGAGGGTAAGTTACAAATTATTGAATGCCAAGGCAGACATGATCTGTGGCAAACGGTAGCTAAAAAATGCAAAAGGTTTAAGAAAAAATACTCTGTCATAATCTGTTTGGAAGAGGAGCCAAGTCAAACATACGAAGAAGTAGAAGCTGCTTGTATAGCCATGAATAAATGGTTTGCTGCCAACAAAAAAGATTTGTGGTTACTGGCTTTTCAAACAGATTTTACAATGGTGTTTATACAAAGATTGTCAGAGCTTGATGATGCCAGTAGAATACTTGAAAGAACAGGGTATTATGAGACCTACAATACGGAAGACTACATCAATTTAATACTAGACAGAAGAAAGGTAAGAGAAAATGCCGATTGTAATTAAAGCCACAAAAGGTGGACCTAAAAAATTCACAAGAAAAGGTGACAAGAAGAATAAACCCGTTGCAAAAAAGATGCGCGGTGGTGGTGCTATGAAGTCACCCATGAAAAAGATGATGCGCGGCGGCAAGGTCGTAGCGAAAAAGATGCGCGGCGGCGGTGCTATGAAGTCACCTATGAAGAAGATGATGCGCGGTGGTAAAGTTAGGATGAAGTAATGGCAACTTCAGGATCTACAGATTTTGATCTCGACGTAGCCGAGATAATAGAAGAGGCATATGAGCGGTGCGGCCTTGAGGTTCGTACCGCCTACGATGCTAAATCAGCGCGTAGATCAATGAACTTAATGTTTGCTGACTGGGCCAATCGTGGTCTCAACCTGTGGACTGTTAAACAAGCCACTCAGGCTTTGACCCAAGGCACTGCAACATACACATTTAACACTAACTTTACAGATTTACTTGAAGTCGTTGTGCGTCGTAGTGGAGTCGATACTGAATTGACTCGTATGTCTAGATCAGAGTATCTAGCCTTACCTAACAAAACAACACAGGGCCGTCCTAGTCAGTACTACTATGATCGTCAAATAGCGCCACAGATTACACTGTGGGCAACACCAGAAAACTCTACCGATACTTTAGTGTATTATTATGTAAAGCGTATCGAAGATGTTGATACGCTGGTAAACACCGGAGATGCACCTTTCAGGTTTTTACCTTGTATGGTCGCTGGTCTTGCATACTACCTTTCAGTCAAGAAAGCGCCAGATCGTGTGCAATTGTTGAAGTCTATTTATGAAGAAGAGTTTCAACGTGCAGCGGCAGAAGACGAAGATCGTGTGCCTCTCAAGATTCAACCTAGTATGCAGTATCTGAGGGTCAACTGATGGCACGATATGCTTCAGGTAAAAAGGCTTGGGGCTACTCAGACAGATCCGGGTTTCGGTATCGTCTGGCTGAAATGGTTACTGAGTGGAACGGTTCAAAAGTAGGACCTGATGAATATGAGGCAAAGCACCCTCAGTTAGAACCTATTCGTCCGGGTTCTGACCCGCAAGCTTTGTATCAGCCAAGACCAGATCAACGGACTGAGACAGAAGGTCAAAGACTTCTTCTAACCCCCAATCCTTTTCAATCAGGAACGACTGGATCTTCAGTCATAACTGTGTTTGAGCCTTCTCATAACCGCAGCACATCAGACGTTGTTATTTTTCGCAAGGTAAATGCTTTTGACGGGTTTACCTCTTCTAATCTACAAAGAGCCGCAGGATATTCAATTACCGTTGTAGATTCTAATTCATACACCATAACTGCGGTTGGCACAGCATCTGTTGGTAATTTAAGAGGGGGCGGGGTTAACATAACTGTCGCGCCCGGAATAGCATCATCTACGTCCGCATCGACGTTTGACTTGACAAGTGTTACACTCGACGCAACAAACAAGACTTTTGACGAGGGTTAGATGGCAAAGCAGACAGTAGGAATTGGAACAACGGCGAATGACGGCACCGGAGATAGTCTTCGTGTTGGTGCGGACAAAATAAACGATAACTTCAATGAGATTTATGCAGCGTTAGGCAATAGTTCCAATGTCTTAACAGACATTATAGATGCAAACGGTCTTTTAGACGTTAGCTCCGGCGCTAATAAAATAGTGTTTTACTATGCTGCTCTTAGCGATTTACCTAGTGCATCAACATATCATGGGGCTGTAGCACACGTTCACGCAACAGGTGGTCTTTACTTTGCTCATGGTGGCAACTGGCTTAGATTGAACGACGAAACTAGTGGCCCAGTAACTAAATACACAACGACTGCGGCGACAGGATCTGCTTATCAGTTCTCCGGGCCGGGTGCCACTGCTGGTAACAATCCTAACTTTACCTTCTACAAAGGTCATACATACCTAATAGATAATTCTTCGTATGTTAGCGGCCACCCGCTACAAATAAGGACTTCTTCTGGCGGCTCGGCTTTTACGACAGGTGTCACAGATAATTTTAATAGCACTCAGGGATTAACTCAATTTATTGTTCCGCATGAGCCTAGTGATACGTCTTTGGTATATCAATGCACCACTCATAGCAGCATGGTTGGAAACATAACAATAGTATAGTGAACATAAAATGTCTTTTACATATGCAGAGCTAAAAACAGCTATTCAAGATTTTGCAGAAAACACGGAAACAACTTTCGTGACAAATCTTCCTGTGTTCATACGAAGTGCAGAAGATCGTGTATTCACACTCGTAGATCTTGAACTATTTCGTAAAAATGCAAATGCTCAGTTGTCAATTGGTGATGAGTTTTTAACTCTTCCTAGCGACTATCTAGCATCTTTCTCCCTTCAGATAACAGATGCTAACTACAAGAATTTTATTGACTTCAAGGATGTGAATTTTGTTCAGCAGTACGCGATTGATACTAATGCTAACGGTACACCTAAATACTACGGTGTCTTTGATGTAAACAATTTTATTCTTAGCCCTACCCCTGATGCGGCTTACAATGTTGAATTACATTATTATTATCGCCCAACCAGCTTAACAGCAGGAGCCGACAGTGGTACAACTTGGTTGAGCACTAACGCTCCAAACGTCCTTCTTTACGGCTCACTTGTCGAAGCGTATACTTACATGAAGGGCGAAGCAGACATGATGCAGCTATATGAGCAGAGGTTTGCACAAGAAATGCAAAGACTAAAAGATTTGGCTGAAGCTAGAGAGAATAGCGATGCCTACAGGAGAGGTCTACCTGATAGGCCACGCACTTAACTAGGAGTAAAATAAGATGGCAACCGCAAACGCAGCAACCACCTACTTGGAGAATAAGCTACTAAGCTTTATCTTCAAAAATAACGCGGGGTCTTTTTCGACTCCCGGAGACAGTATCTACGTTGGTTTGGCGACAGCAGTATCTGACGCAGAGGCAGGCTCAGTTACAGAGGCAACCTTTGGTTCTTATGCTCGACAGCAAGTTACAGCAGCAAACTGGACTTTAGCTTCTTCTTCTGCTGATCAGCAAACTATCAAGAATGCAGCAAATATAGAGTTTCCAGCTTCCACTGGAACAACAAACACAGTGACACATGCATTCATTGTCGATGCTGCTAGTTCTGGTAACATACTATTTGTTGGAGCCTTGGATGCTAGTAAAACGATAGCCACTGGTGATATCTTTCGGATAAACACAAACAATCTAACTATTGAGTTGAAGTAATGGCACTGGTGCTCAAAGATCGTGTCAAAGAAACAACAACCACGACAGGCACTGGCACCTACACGTTAGCTGGTGCGGTCACTGGTTTTGAAACATTTGGTCAGATAGGCAATAGTAATACTACATATTACACATGCACTGACGGCACAGACTTTGAGACGGGCATAGGTACATACACAGCTTCAGGCACCACATTAGCTCGTACAACAATCTTGCAGTCCAGTAATTCAGATGCTGCGGTGAACTGGACTTCAGGAACCCGTACAATCTTTTGTACGCTGCCAGCGGAGAAAATGGCCTTCTTAGACGCCAATGGAAACATACAAGGCTTTACAGAACAGGATCCAAACGCCTTGGCGTTTGCAATTGCATTAGGATGACGACATGGCAAACGCTTTTAAAACATTTACAGACACAGCGGTAGGCACGGCAAACGCAGACGTTTATACCTGTCCATCAGCTACAGAAACAACCATCATTGGTTTGAATATTGCCAACATTCTTACCTCTACCATTACAGTCAACG